CTTTTTTATGCTTCTTTGTCAATAACTCTTTTTGGATTTCAGCGTATTGCAAATTACAATGTGTCGAGCTGATAATCCACCCGTCTTTTGTTTCATATTCTACTTTATATTTTGAAGTTGACATATTATCCCTTCGCCTTAATTTTCTCAACCAATGTCAATAACTCTTGGTTAAATTCGTTAATCTCTTTATCAATTATTTCTATTAGTTTTTCGTTGCGCTGAACCTCAATTATTAATGGCGGTAAGCCGTCATAAGCGGACATAAAAAACCATGTTTCCCTCTCCGTGACATAAAGGCTCATTTGTATCTGCAAAAGATATTCTGTTGGTAAAGTATTATTTAATAGATATTTGATATGAGTTTTCATCATCGGGTTTTTAATTTCAATGCCCCTGTCGTCACCTATTAATCCATCCGGTGAACAATGGCACAGCTTCCACTCATTTTTATAGACAAGAGCGCATTGCTTAACTTCTACATTATGTAGCATTTCAAATAAGGCTCTTGCTCCGGCTTCCCTATCCTTCCCATTTTTCATGGCGGTGCTTTGGAATGTTTCTTCTTGCTTGCCCGTTATCTTTTCACCAGCAAGCTGTAAAAGGAACTCTTCACGCTGTTTTGATCTTGCGCCCGTTGAGGTTAGAATTTTGTCAATACTGCTTGCGCCTACATTACCCGCGCAAGCAGTATACCATTCCGGCGAGTATTGTTCAAATGTGTCAATAATAATGGGCATTAGATTTTCTCCAGTTTAGTCATTGACTCGTCAACCGTTTTTTCGATTACAGCTTCAAGATCAGCAATTATTTTATTAATTGCCTTATCCTTAATAGCGGGACAACTCTTTTGTAAATGCTGAATGATTGACTTGAAGTATAAACCTGCTTTTTCTTTATCCGGCTTTAATGCTTCTTGCCGCTGTTCTTCGGCTATTCTAGCTGCTTCTTGTCGAGTCTTTTCTTCCTGTTCTCTTTTTGCTTTTTCTTCGGCTTCTTTCAACGCTCTTTCCGCCGCTTCTTTTTTTGCCAGCTCTATATCTTTCTCATGCTGAATGCGTTCTTTTTCTTTTATAATCGCGTCTTGCTCGGCTTTTAGCTTTTCTTCTTTTATCCGCTGCTCTTCCGCAAGTGCGGCAAGTCTTTGCGCTTCTTTTTCCTGCTCTGCCCTTTGTGCCACTAGCTTCTCTTCTTCTTCCTTTTTCTTTGCCTCTTCGTCAGCAAGTCTTTTCTTTTCATTATCAACAAGAAGTTTAAACTTGTTGAATATTTCCTCAAACTGTTCATCTGGACAAGTGTTTATAATCGCGCTCGGAACACTGTATTCATAAGCAAAGGGCAACTGATAATTAATGTTATTAAACGTAACACCCAAAGCAAACAAACGATCAACCCGCTGCTGTATTCTCTGCTTTTCCTTTTCTTCCTCTTCTTTTTTGATACGCTCTTTTTCTTTTACAACAATATCTTCTTGCTCTTGCAAATAGTTTTCGATAGGTTCAAGAAGCCCGGTTATTCTTTTAGCTTCCGCGTCAACTGCCCTGCCATAATCAAGAGCATCCTGTTTTAATTTCTTCCGCGTTTTTTCAACATCAACGCGGCGGTTTTTTACATCCATTCTTGCCTGATGAACTTGCTCATAACCCTCGACATCTTGCGGATTTTTAACAACCAAAGACATATAATCAGCCTTGATTTTGGCTATCGCTGCATCGGTTATCTTGTATTCTGCTAAAGCTGTATCAATCATTTTTTTATCTGTCATTATTTAATCCTCCCTTTTGCTGCTCGTAAAGACGCCATAGCTTTTTCGTAATCAGCAGCCAAAATTTTGTCCACCGATTCAACAACCATGTATTTAAGGAATTTGGCCTCGTCAATTTCTTTCGCATTAATCATGTCAACGATTGTGCTTTTCTGCTTATCGCCAATATACACGGCTTCGCTTCCCTTTCCATCGTCATCCTCATAAGTGGCAAGACCTGTAAGCGCAAGAATCGTATAGCGTTCAAGATATGTTATTGTTGAACCCAACGCCTGAATATTGTTTTTACCACCTGAGTTATCAGGCGAAGCGGTTAAACTTGTTTCCTCAAAATGTCCGTTAACATGAGCAATCCGGCATGTTACCGATACTTTATCGGCTTCCTGTTTGGTTATCCAACTTGCCGACAGGCCATGTTTGCTTAATTCCGTGTTAATTTTTTCGGTTACGTTTCCAAGTGAGGCATGATTATACTCTGTTATGCCCTTATCTGTTTTATACTTCACGTTCTTATCTTTGTCAATTTCCGGTGGATTTGCCTTAAAAGCGGTCATGGCTTCCCAATATGCCTTTTTAGCCTGTTCTTTTTCCCAAAGAATATGAAGGTTCATTAATTTTTCTAGTTTCTCAATGTCCGCCCCCTTCTCAATCGCAATGTTTAACAGGGTTAGCGGCGTTGACTCTCGGACTAATACTTCTGTTTTTTCAGCCATTTTTATTCTCCTCTGCGTCTACTTCGATTTCGGAAATAAAAAGATTGCCTCTTAGTCTAGCACGAATAGCTTGAGGCATGTCTTGTTCTTTCAGCGCAGACGCTATATATTTCCCGTTATCGTCAAACGCCATAAAAATACCATTTGGGTCTTGAAAGATTTTAAATTTCATAATGTCCTCCTAAAAAGGAATGTCGTCTTTGGGTGTTTCTGTTTCCATGTCACTTGCTAACCACTTACCAAATGCCGCAATCGTGGCCTTGTCGCTCCCCAATCCTATTGAAGCAGGAACAACCTTGTCTTGTCCGTAAATCTTTTTTGTTACCCAATTAGGTTTGTAGTTACCGTCTTTGTCTTTCCAACACTCAACAAGCGAAACAAAACCCTTTGGGCTTTCCGTCTTTTCTATAAATCTTTTTTCGTCTATCTGAAAGTGCATTTATTTTTCTCCTTCCCTTAATCTTTTTTCGTCTGCTTCGTCCTCATCGTGGGCTTCTCTGCGCTCACGTTCTTCAGCCATTTCTTCATAATCCGGCGGTGCTTCATAATATCCATAATCTTCTCGGCTTATGCTTTTCATAATTACCTCTCTTATTTTGGAAGCATTATACATAAACGGCATGCGCCTGTCAAGAACTTTTTTATTTACCCCAAATCTTTTTTCTTGACTTTTACTAATTAGTGGTGTATAAGACAAGACAAACAATGCGTGAAAGCAAAAGAAGCCTAATCAGCTACCCTACCTTGTAAGGGAGAACATCGCCAACAGCAAACCACTATGATGGTGGAAGAGCTTGGGTCGAAAACTGTTGGTGGAAACAGTGGAGTCTCATGGAGTCTCCGAGCATATGCCGAGTGTTCCTTAAAATCACACAAGGACGCATTGTTCACTTTTTGGTGAACTTATGAAAAACATGAACGTCAATGGATTTTGCACCGCCACTAATATTGAAGAACAAAAACAATGCTTGCATTATCGAAGAAGTTGTGTATATAAACACGAACTATGCGCTGATTTGAAATTTAACACGAAGCGGTGTGATAGTCGGAAAGCAAATAAAGAATGAAAAAAGGGTTATCAGATAGTAACCTACAATCCATGTGGCGAAAGGCGTGTAGAATAATCCACCGCAATAGATGTTTTGTGTGCGGCACGTCTGGGCTACAAACCACACTAGAAACTCATCACTATATCAAAAGAAATAATTTACTCACTAGACACGCTTGGCAGAACGGGTTTCCTTCTTGCGCCAAGTGTCATAGATACTTACACACAAAAGCCGGCGAACAAAAAATCGTTGCTTGGCTTGCTAAAAATAACTGGCTTGAATATCTACATGAAAGAGAAACCCAAAGCAAGCAGTGGTTTGTTGATCGTGGAATTACAAGAGATGATTATCTTCGTCAAATGTATAACGAATTAAAAAAAATTATTAATACAATAAAGGGGTGATAAAGGATTGATATATGGCTAGACCAGAACGACACGATGTTGATTATTTCCCTTTTTACGTCAAAGACGGAAAGACGTTGTTTGTTTTAGAGGGTAAATACCAAAGTAAGGGAACTGGATTTTTCTGTAACGTAATGCGTTTTCTGTGCACAACACCAGACCACCATTTTTGCATTAAAGACGAAGCTGATAGGCTTTTTTTCTTTACAAAAACTCATTGTGACGAAGAATCTGGGTTAGATATGCTTAATATGATGGCAACAACAGGAAAAATTCACAAGGAATTATGGAAAAATAACATGGTTATTGCCTCACAAGATTTTCTGGACAGTATCGCCCATGCCTACAAAAATAGGAAAAATCCTATAATCAAAATAGACGATATTTTAGTTTCTTACCAACAAAATGGTATAACTTACGAGCAAAACATAATAACTTCTGACGATAATACACAAACTAAACTAAACTATACTAAACTAAATAATAGTATAGTAAAAAAATTCAAAAAACCTTCTTTAGAAGAAATCACTCTTTATTGCCAAGAGAGAAAAAATAATATCAAACCACAATATTTTATTGATTACCAAGAAGCAAGGGGTTGGAAGTTAAAAGGCGGCCAAAAGATAAAAGACTGGAAAGCTGTAATAAGAACGTGGGAAGCTAACGACAAGAAATATGCGCCGCCGAGTGCACCCAAACAAAACTATTTTGAGCCTGTTAATTGCCCTAAGTGCGGAAAGCGAATTGTGGTGAAGGGTGACTTAACCAAAGATGGGTGTGTGTATTGTCCATAACGAAAAACTCAGCCGATCGCTGCGCTCCGGCTGCATGGACTTGTTAAGTGATTTTTAATATTTTTGGAGATTATATGATTGGCTATCACGTGACAACCACAAAAAAACTTGAACGATATAAAATTACAGGAGGGATTTTACCGCCAGTAAGGTTCTGGCCTAATGATTTTACGGCAAAGAAGTGGGCAAAGAAAACATTGAGGGATGTGATTTTACGGATTGAGTGCATTGATTCTTTCCCTCTTCCAGACCATAAACCGGCTAGATGGACACCTGAAATAGTAAGGTGTTTTAATATTCACACATAACGCCGGAGCTAACCGGCGAGCGTAGCGAGTCGGCTTGAGCGATTTGTTATGCTTTTTATAAAAAAATTATGATTGAACTACTACACATAGATTGCATGGAATACATGGCGACACTGCCGGATAAGGCTTTTGACCTGGCTGTGGTTGACCCGCCGTACAATATAGGTGGCGATGCTATTCATGCGGGAAGGCTTAAAAAAGGTTCAGGAAAATTAAAAAACAGAGCAATCCAATTATTAGACAGTAAGTTTGATGAAATCCCTTTAAACGACAAATATTTTAATGAACTGTTTAGAGTTTCAAAAAATCAAGTTATTTGGGGAATGAATTATTTTGAATTGCCACGGACAAGGGGTGTTATTTGTTGGGATAAAGTGCAGCCGTGGGAGAATTTTTCTCAAGTAGAATTAGCATGGACTTCCTTTGATTATCCAGCAAAACTTTTTAAGTTTGACAATAGAACTGGCAATAAAATTCACCCCACCCAAAAGCCCGTTGCCCTTTACGACTGGATTTTAAGGAACTACGCCAAGCCCGGACAGCGCATTTTAGACACGCACTTAGGTTCAGGCAGCAGCGCAATAGCGGCACACTATTTCGGCTGTGACTTTGTGGGCTGTGAAATAGATGTGGATTATTTTAACGCGG